CAAAGAGAAAACCGTTTTCATCGGCATCTGAACTGCTGCCTCCTCCGAGATTTTGAGAGGTTTACCCATAGACTCCGCAACAACTAAATTTTTCCATAAAAAAATAATGATACACCGAGAATCCTATTAGGAGACCCATGCTCATTCCTATAAATAACGTCACATACTTTATCATACACATTCTAAAAAGTGAACCCAAAATAAATATGCCACCAATGATACCATCATTACTCTGTAAAATGTTATTAACATGTTATTCCTTTTGATTTATGTCGCCCCAAATAATTTTATATTTTAGTTTTCCCCCATCATCCCCTTGAGTGTGATCAGTGGGTTCTTCAATTTGGAGAACATGTTTTACACCATTACATCCTAGAGTGAAAACTAAAAGTAATCCAATAATTAAAGAAGATACTAGATATTTCATCCATCTAGTTGTTCTGTTTCTTTTTTTTCTTGCGATTCTTCTTGCCCTTAAAATCTTTAAACTGTTGTATCTCATTTTCTATTACCTCAATTTTGGCTTTAATTAAAACCATATCTTGTGAGAGAGAAAATGTACGCTGAAGCGTCCATCCTCCCAGCGCTAATAGAATAGCGAGTAATGCGGTGATTAGTTTTTCGTTCATCCTATCCGCAATTGTTTTTATCTAAATCAATTGGCTTATCGCTACCGTAGAACCATATCCATGATGAAAGTTTAGTTCCATCCTGAGTATAAGTACATTTTTTGCCTACCGAGCAGGCGCTCAAGGCAAATAACAGTGCGAGCACTAGAAATAGTTTATTCATGTGTCTCCTTTGGTGCAGGGCCAACTCTAGCATGATGCTCATACGTGAGTTGCTCTGCGTTTTCTTGTTCGTCTTTTACGCGACAACATGTACCTGATTTTTCTTTTTCTCTGGTATGCATATTGCAAGTTTGTTTTTCTTCTATTGACATGTTTCACACTCTTCCTTGCAATCGCAATTAGTACAAGAACATACACCATAGAGATCGCTATGTTCTTTTAAAGAACAATGGCAGTTACAGTTACAATTTTTACACTTTGTCATTTTTTACTTCTTCAATATCGTAGAAGAATCTATCTGAATCTTCTGTTCTCCATTTACTATCATCTTCCACATTCCATTCCGTTGTTTGTGTCTTCCAATCGTAGGGAATATCATCCCTTACCGTGAATGAAGGAATGCTCCATATTAATCTATTGTTTGGTTGAGCTGCATAGTTCCCATTCTCCAGGGCTAGTATGTGTGCGCACTTATGTTCTTGCGGTATTTCGGAATGATCCGTGTCGACTATATTACTCTCTGGATGGCCCCAGTCAACTGTAAAAAGATACGCTCCTGTATACCACTTCTTATCTTTTCCTATGAATTTACAGGACTGACCGTCCAAGACATCAAAAGAAGTAACGCTAGGATAGTAACTAAAACAATTCCATAACTCCAACTCGTCAAGTCGCATCCTAGGAACCTCTTTGACATCAAAGCCTTTTTGTATGAATGCAGAGATTGGCAAACGGTAGAATATAGCTCCGTTTTCCATAATTGCATGAAAGAGTATTGGACGCCCTGTAATCGATGCAAAGCCAAAAAGTAAGCAGTCTTCCACTTCTCCATGGTGCTCTTTAAGATCATAGAGATATTCTCTCCTTACCTGCGCATACGTAGCAGGAATGTTTGCATTCAAGTAAGCCATTTAACATAAATTCCTATAGTGCAGCGATTATTAAAATAACAACTACCACACCCGCACCGATACATACTTTTCGGTGATCTTTCCAGATCTGTTTAACTGTTTCCATAGTTCCTCCTAATTTATATTACCCCAGTTTTCGCCTGCTTCATAGTCTACCTTATTAGGGACTTCTAGCTCAACTGAAGACTCCATTATTTGTACTATCTGTTTAGCTTCTTTATCATCTTTTACTGAAATATCCAACTCATCATGTACCTGTACATGAGGTATAATTCCCTCTTTATGGAGATTAATCATAGCTTTTTTAGTCATATCGGCTGCTGATCCTTGTATTAATCTATTTAATGCTTTGTATGTGTAGGCTCTTCTAATCCCTGGTCCGTGTTCCAAGAGCGCTTGATCATGAGGTAATGCTTTATGAATCCCGAACTGATTAGGTTCCCATAAAGGAAAACGACATAAACGACCCATTAAGGTTCTTATCTTTCCTGAATCTTGAGCACGTTTCATCACTGCATCCATTAACATTTTAACAAATGGAACTTTAGCATGATACGTTCTAAATAAATCTTCCGCTTGAAGTTTACTCACTCCTAGTTCTGCTTGTAATTTATTTTTACCCATCCCATAAAATAATCCTAAGTTAATAGTTTTTGCTTGAGTCCTAGGGATATCCGCCATGTCAGCTACGATTTTGTGAAAGTCTGCGTCTTCATTTTTATACGCTTCAACAACTTCATCCACTCCATATAAATTTTGTAATGAAGCATAATGAACAACGAGTCTTGGTTCCTGTTGATTGTAATCAAAACATCCCCACTGACATCCTTCTTCAGGAATAAATAAGGATCTGATCCGTGGTCCAAGTTCCTTGTTCCGTGCAGGAATTTGTTGGAGATTTGGATTATTCATACTGAATCTTCCTGTCACGGTTCCTCCACCTTCGGATCGAAGTTGATTAATTTCCGCATGAATCCTACCTTTTTGGCTATGTTTAAGAATGGTATCGATAAAAGTTGTGTGAGCTTTATTAATTTCTCTAGCTTTAGCAATACACTTCACCACATTGTGTGGGTGATTCGCTAAAAAATTTTTAGTAAATGATGGAGCCTCAGTCTTAACGGTTCGATCATAAGGCAAACCTAACTTATCAAAGACTTTCGCAATGGATCTCGCAGCCCAGATCTGGACTTCTATCCCCGTACTTGTCAACACCTCACCGAGCATCTTTTTCTCTTGTTCGACTAATGTTTTCTTTTCGATCGCAGCTTGTTCTTGATTTACACGTACCCCAAGAAATCTCATATCAACTAAACAGGGAAATAATTTCATCTCCATTTCAAATATGGATTGAATATCTTGATTTAAAATTTCACTCTTAAGTACTTGCCACAACTCCAGTGTGAGTTGGGCGTCACGCTCTGCGTAAGACCCGACGTACATTGCTGGAAGTTTATACATTTCAGCTTTAGGGTCTACTCCCCATGATTTTGCAGCTTCATATAAAGCGGCTTCGTCTTTTCCTTTTTTAATATAGTCTCTACAAACTCCATTTAAATCATAACGTAATCGATTCTCATCAACTAATCCTGCAGCAATCATTGTGTCTATGATTCTTCCATTAATTTTTAATCCTAATGATCTTAACCAACAGACATCGTACATTGCATTATGAAAAAGTTTATCTGACGGAGTGAGTAGAACATCTTTAAGCCATTTTAAAACCATTTTACGATCCATATTCCCGCCGCCTTCATGAGCAATAGGATAATATGCACAGAAATCTTCTGTAGCTACTGATACACCTACGACTTCACCAACTCCAACCACAGAACCCGATCCCATTCTTATATTTAAGTTGGGATCTTTAGTTTCTAAGTCAATTGCAATTTCGCAGGCTTGCGTTAAATCTGGAAACTCCTCTGGCGGGAGCCACTCTGTCTGTGGCTTGAATAGAGGAATTTGCATTAGGAATAATCTCTCTCAATAATCATATCAATGTAATGTTTTGCTTTTTCCAAATCTTGTACTTCTCCTTTATGTGCGTGTCTGCAGATATATTTTATAGCATTCCCCTCTGCAAAAAGCAATTTATTATCATTAATAAATTTACTGGGTTGAATTTTCATACTTCTGTAGTGGGATCCACCAATTTGTTTTTTATAAACACTCATGTTCTAAACGCCTTATAAATATCTTTAGGTCTAATAATATGTAGATGATCCTTGGTTCGTGTTGCACCCACATAGAATAATCGGTTTTCGTCGTCAGGAAAACGATCCATACTTTTTTGAGTATTATTACTTAAATCTGTAAGAAGAACTACATTTTCTGCTTCACCCCCCTTGACACCATGAATCGTTGATAATAAAATACGCGGCGGTTTATTCAATTGTTCTCCATTCGCTCTCATCTTTCTAATATATTTAACTTGTTTTTGTGGAGCAGAATCAAAAGCTTCGTACCATACTTCTTTTGTTTTTAATCCTTGATTATTATAAGCGTCCTCTATGTTGTAAGATTTATCTTTGTCTAGATACTGAAGATTTTCTTTTTGATAGTGAGTTGGTGACATATAAGAAGCTATTCTTTTAATTTGATCAGCGTTTAAGTCTTTGTTTTTTCTCCATTCTTCCCAATCAATAACAGCTTCATACAAATCTTTTTCATAACCTTTTTTAAATTTATTCTTGTAATATAATCCTTGAGAATACAGTACATTCTCTAAATCATTTAACATGTGACGCGTTCTGGCCAAGACAAACCATTCCCCTTTTCTCATATCTACATCTTGAAAATTATGATAATAAGAAAGTTGTCCGCTCTTACTTTTTGGAGCCCATTCTTTGTGAAGTCTATTAGAAATTCTTTTAACAATCCCCATTGCAAAATCATGCACTACTCCTGGTACTCGATAAGATTGTGCGAGATTTAATATTTTTCCTGTTTGAGTAATGAAACTATCTACATCCGCACCAGCCCATCTGAAAATAGCTTGATCATCGTCACCAGCAATAAAAGAATCTTCGGCATTAAACATTAAAGCTGTTGCCATATCCCATTGCATACGAGATAAATCTTGAGCTTCATCAATAAAAACCGTATCAAATTTAGGACACACATCTGATTTAATAAACTCAGAAATCATGTCATTAAAATCTATAAGACCATATTGTTTTTTATATTCTTTTAATTCGTTATCTAAAATTTTTAAATCTCGCACAGATAAATCCTGGCTATGTTCTCGTAAGTTATATTGTTGCTCGGGAGTTATTCCCCGTAATCGAGCCAGTTGAATCACTCTTAAATAATCACTATGGGTTGTAAAAATTCCTGTTTGTTCTTCATCGTATTCATTATAATCAATACGCATATTAATTTTGTTACCAAGATC